TTGAAATTATGATGAAAAAACGGTATTTTGATCCTTTAGTATTTCAAAGTATAGGTCCTGATGCAGTAAATGAAACATTTGCAACGATAAAACATATTGAAAAAATTTCAACCGTGGTAAATTTATCAATGAAATGTGTTTATGCTCATGATGCGTTACATATTCCAGATATATATAATACTAAAACTCCAAAATTTACTAAAAATTCTATTGGTATTCATTGGTATGGGGGTCATCCTTTAACTGGTGAATTTTTAAAAAATACAGATGGTGGATTGAAAAATCTTTCTGATAATATAATAGGAAATTTATTATGAAAACATTTTTTTGTAAATCAACAGAATTAAAATATAATCAATCAGATGTTATTATAAATAATGGTATGATTAATGGCGTAAATCATGCTTTACCATGGGGGATGAATTGGACTTATATTTATTTTAAAGATTTATTTAAAATACAAGAGAAAACAAAACTTTTACTTGTTGCATTTAATGATCAAACTGATAAAATTAGAAGAAAGGATTTTAATCGAGAAATTATTGCTAAGATTTTACTTAAAAATGGATTTTCTAATATGCTTAGGGCACCTGCTACATTCTTTGCTAAGGTAGGGTATTGTAAATTTGTAATTTCTCCTGAAGGTTTTCGTGTTGATTGTCATAGACATTATGAAACATGGTTATCAGGAGGTATACCAATAATTGAAGAGAATGAAGAAATACGAGTAAAATATAAGGGTTTACCTATTCTCTGGACAAAAGATTATTCTGAAATTACAGTAGATTATTTAAATCAAAAATGGGAAGAATTTAAAGATAAAGAATTTGATTATAGTTGTTTATTTTTAAGTTATTATGATGTGCAAACACAAGCTAAAATTAAAACCACTGGTAATCATTGTATTGAGGAACATGGTGAAAATAAATATTATTTTGGATGGAATGAAGTTATTAAGTATTTTTGTTTACACCCATATAAAGATTATGATTATGTTACTTATGTTGATAAATATAAGGTGAAAGCAGTTGTAAAAGATTTTATTCATGTAGCAGATACATATAATTATTGGAATAAGAATTTTTCAATTCAAGATATTGATAGTACTTTAAAATATCCTTATATTATTAAAGGTACTCATGGATGTGGGTGGAATTATATTATTAGATCTGATAAAGATTTAATTAAATATGAAGTAAGTATAAAAAAGTGGTTAACTATACAATATAGGATTAAATATGAAAAACAATATGCTCAAGTAGAACCTGGGGTAATAATTGAAGAGTATTTAGGGGATAACCTAAAAGATTACAAATTTTATATGGTGAATGGAAAATTAGTATTTATCCAATTTGATATTGATAGAAAGGGGGATCATAGGCAAAATTATTATGATGAAAATTGGCAATTATTGCCATTTACCAGAGCTAGGCAAAATGATTCTACAATTTATCCACCACCTAAAAATTTTGAAAAAATGAAAGATATAGTTTATAGGTTAACTGAAAGGGTAGGTAATCCTCCATTTGTAAGAGTTGATATATATAATATAGATGGAAAATTATATTTTGGAGAATTTACATTTACACCAGCTGGGGGTACCAATGCATTACAACCAGTTGAATATCAATTGAAATATGGGTATGCAGGAACAGATTGGATGACATATTAAAGAATGAAGAAAATGAGATATGATGTAACTAATTTAAATGATTGGGCGATTGGTGAATCCCTGTATAAATGGATTAGAGAAAACTTAGAAGATGGAAAAACTATACTTGAACTTGGAAGTGGTACAGGTACGGTGGAACTTACAAAACATTATAAAGTTTATTCTGTAGAAGATAAAAAGGAATGGTGTGATTTTGCAAAAGAATCTAATTATTTTTATGCACCTATTGTTAAATATAAAGATTATGATTGGTACCATATTGATATTTTTAAAACAATTCCAAAAGACTATGATCTTTTAATTATAGATGGACCAAGTGGTTGTCGTAGGACAGAAGGATTTATTGCAAATATAAATTTATTTAAAACGGATATTCCAATTATAATAGATGACACTGAAGCATTTAAACTTTGGAATATTAAAATAGTAGATTTTTTAAGTGAATTGTTGGGTAGAAAAGTTATTACTATTCAAGATGGAACAAAGATGTTTAGTGTAATATTGAAGAATGAAGAAAAATGAGATATGATTATTTTATAATATGGGGAAATGGGATTAATTACATTTCTGAGATAATGAATATGGTTGATCAAGAATATAATTTTTGAGTAATTATTGAATTATGAAAACAAGATTTTATATATGGGTAACCAGTGATTGTAATTTGGCATGTCCATATTGTACTCAAGCATATACTATGAAAATGAATGCAGGTTATCAGATGTCTTTAAAAGAAGTCCAAAACATAGTAGATTCTTGTAAAGTTAGGGAGATTCATTTTGATATGATTGAATTGACTGGTGGAGAAGCTAGTTTGTGGGATAATTTAGAAGAAGGGTATAAACTATTTCAAGAAATAACAACTGATATTACATTAGCTACCAATGGGAATAATCCTCAACGTATTATAGATTTAGGAATGCGTACATGGATTGTATCTTCTTCTCAAGCAAATGTTAAACAGATAGCGGAATATAAAAAGGTAGATCACGGACAAATTACTTGGAATTCTCATGTTCATAAAAAAATGCCTGATTATCCAGTACCTAATAGTTTGCCATCTATTTGTTGTATTCGTCAATCACCTCAATTAGTTCCACAATATACAGTAGAATATATTAAAGGTAAAATGTGGTATTGTTGTGATGCTTTTGCTCATTCAGAACATATAGGGGAAACTTCTAATATTGTATGTGATTTTGAAGATGATTTTATATTGAAGTTTTCTAATAAAGATTATAATCAATCTATTTGTCAATATTGTTTATGTAATAAAAAAGTGTGGGATACGTTATGAAAAATATACCTAAAATATGTCATTTTGTTTGGACCACCGGGGCATCTTTATCATTGTTACAGGCCATGTCAGTTATTTCATTTCATAATCAAAATCCAGATTGGGATATTATACTTCATTTAATTAAACAAACTCCTGAAGAACTTGGTAAAAATATTTATGTTCTTGAATATACTGGACCAGATTATTTATCAAAATTAGTAAAATTGGATTATGTAAAAGTACATGGGGTGGATTTAAAAAAAGAAGGAATTGGTTGTGATAAACATAGTATTTTAGTTTCTGATATTCTTCGGGTTAAGTATTTATATGAAATGGGTGGTGTGTATTCTGATATAGATATGCTTTGGTTAAGACCAATGGATCAATTTCATAATATTCAATGTAATGGTAATCCAAAAGATTTTGAAACTACAATATGTGAATATAAGGGAGGAAAATATTTAAAAAAGCATTTTAAAGAAGGAAAATATTCAAGAAGACATTTTAATGCTTCTAATATAGTATCAGAACCAGGTGGACAATATTTGAAAAAATTATTAGATTATCAAAAAATTATTAAACCTCCTTATACATATCAGGCTTTTAATACTGATATGTTAAATAGTTTATTTGAAAATGATTTAGTAGTTTTGAATGATTATCCTAGAATGTTATCAATTGATTATTCAGTGTTTTGTCCTTATTCTATTTTTGATTTGGAATTATTATATAATCGTACGGATTTATCTGTATTACATTCGGGAATTATGGGAGTACATTGGTTTAATGGGCATGAATTAAGTAGAGAATACGTAGATGAAAATATAAAAGGTTTTAAAAGACCTTGTAGTATGACAGAAATTATATTAACCTTAATCACAGGAAAATTATGAAAATTTTAACAATTACAGGAACCAGACCAGAGTTGATTCGATTATCTGTTATCTTACGAAAATTAGATAAGGTGTGCACCCATGTGCATGCATATACTAATCAAAATTCTCAACCTGAATTAAGTACAATCTTTTTTGAAGATTTAAAAATCCGTAAACCTGATTATACATTTTATGCAGATATTGAAGATAGAAAAAATATGTACACTGCATTACATACTTTTATTGGTTGGGCTACTATAAAATTAGGTAATATTCTTACGCAGGAGAAACCAGATAAGGTTTTAGTACTTGGGGATACGAACTCAGGATTAATATCCATTATCGCTAGCAAAATGGGGTTTCCCGTGTATCATATGGAAGCAGGTAATAGATGTTATGATGAAACAGTTCCAGAAGAGTTAAATCGTAAGATAATTGATATTTGTTCTTATATGAATTTACCTTATACTGGGAATAGTAAACAAAATTTACTTAAAGAAGGTTTTCATAAAAATAGGGTATTTAAAATTGGTAATCCAATTAATGAAGTTTTAAAATATTATAGAGTAGAAATAGTAAGTAGTGATATATTAGAACGATTAAATATACAAAAAAGAAATGGGCAACCTCATAAGAAATTTGCATTGTTATCATTACATAGAAGTGAAAATGTAGACACCCCTTCAGTGGTTAAATCTATAATGAGTGCTATGACTACAATTGGGGCGGATATGAATGTTATATTTCCTATTCATCCCCGTACGAAAGATCAATTTAAAAAACAAGGAGTTAAAATTTCTGATAGAGTAGTTTGTATTGATCCAATAGGATTTTTTGATTTTGTAAGACTTGAACAAGAAGCTGAAGTAATATTTACTGATTCAGGTACAGTTCCAGAGGAAGCCTGTTTATTTAGTACACCTTGTGTTGTATTAAGAAATACAACTGAAAGACAAGAACTTATGGAATCGGGTTCGTTAATTTTAGCTGGTACAAAAAAACAAGATATTTTAACTGCTTATTATAATATCTTAAAATTAAAACAACAATGGATTATACCAGATGAATATTCTAAAGATAATGTTTCTGATACGGTACTTCGTATTTTATTAGGACAAAATGTTTCTATTAAAAGAAAAAAAGATGATTAAAAATAGTACAATATTAATTACAGGTGGTACTGGTTCTTGGGGAAGATATGTAACCACACAATTATTGGTGCATAAAGAACTTGGACAAGATTGTATACCTAAAAAAATTGTTATTTTTTCTCGTGGTGAAATTGCACAAGTTAATATGCAACGGGATATAGATGATAAAAGAGTTGATTTTATAATTGGAGATGTTCGAGATTCTAATGCAATTGAATCTGTGTTTGAAAAATATCAATTTGATATTGTTTATCATTTAGCAGCTTTGAAACATGTACCTGTTTGTGAATATCAACCAGTTGAGGCTATTAAAACTAATGTAAATGGTACTATTAATATGATTAAGGCTTCAACAAAATATAAGGTTAAAAGGTTTTTATATGTTTCAACAGATAAAGCAGTTGAACCAAATAATCTTTATGGATTGACTAAGGCTACTGCTGAGAAATTAATAATACAAGCTAATTGTAATACTAAAGATACTGAATTTTTTTGTATTAGAGGTGGTAATATTTTAGGAACTAATGGTAGTCTTGTTCCTCTTATTATTGAGCAAATTAAAACTAAAGGTAGAGTTACTTTAACCGATGAAAGAATGACTAGGTTTTTCTCTACGATGTCAGATATTGTAGATATGTTATTATTTTTTACAGGTGAAGGAATAGGTGGCGAAATTTATGTGATGGAAATGCCTTGTTTTTATATTAAGGATTTGATTGAAGTTTTAGTTGAATACTATGGGGAATGGTTAGATGTAAAAATAGATATAACAGGAAGTAGAGTAGGTGAAAAAATACATGAAGGATTGATTTCTGAATTTGAAATTAAGTCAACCAAGAAAGCTCCTCATGATTCATATGTTATTTATCCAGATTTAGTAACTGGTAGAACGTATTGGCATATTTGGGATTCTAGTGTGGTTAAAGGGTTTACTGGAGTAACATTAGAAAAGTTTAATTCTAAAACGGCTAAAAAGCAAAGTAAAGAACAGATATTGAATATACTAAAAGAAGGAGGATTTTTGATATGATTAGTATAGTGATTGCATATTATAATAGGAAAAAAGTATTGTATAATACTTTACAGTCAATAAAAAAATCTGTTCAAAAAAATTATGAATTAATTTTAGTGGATGATGGTAGCGATGAAGAAGAAAGGGTTGAAGATTTAATTTTTGAATTTCCTTTTATGCGTGTTATTCATATAGAAAAAAAGGATAAATGGTACATGAATAGTTGTATTCCATATAATATAGGTATTGCCGCAGCGAAAGGAGATATAATAATTATTCAAAATCCTGAGTGTATTCATGTAGGGGATGTTCTTACTTATATAGTTGAAAATATTACAGATGATAATTATTTATCTATTTCTACTTATGCTTTTGGGGAATTTGAGGAAAAAAGTGTATTTGATTTAATTTCTAATTTTGATAGTTTACCTCAAAAAAGATATGGAAATGAAAATACACCAAGAAGAAAACGTAAACAAGGAAAATTATCTCAAAGAACATATGAATATGAAAATATGTTAGGTTGGTATAATCATCCAATTTATCGTCCAGTGTATTATCATTTTTGTGGTGTTTTAACTCGTAAAAATATGGATGCACTTGGTGGATTTGATGAACGGTTCGCTAATGGTGTTGCTTATGAGGATGATGAATTTGTGGAAAGGATTACTAGGTTAGGTTTAAAAAAGGAAATACCTTTAGAAGTTTCTGTTTTACATCAATGGCATGAAAAAGTTTTTCATTTGACTAATATAAATAAAATTAAAAAAAATGAAATATTATACAAGTTATTAACTTTAAAGGAAACTTCAATTTTTAAGTCTAATAGTTATAGAAAACCAAAGGTAACTATTATTATTCCTTATAAAGATGATAGAGGTTGGTTACAAGAAGCTATTGATAGTGTACCAGATTGGTGTCAGCTTATTATTAGTCAAGGGGAAGGTGATTGGGCTGAGAATTTTAATAAAGTATTACCAGAAGTTACTGGAGATTATATTAAGTTTTTACATGAAGATGATATTTTATCTGAGGATAGTCTTACAGTTGCCGTTGATGCTATTGTACAACAAGATGTTGATTTTATTCATGGAAATGCTATTGAAATTGATAAAAATGGTAATCATGGAAATAGATATATACCACCAGAAGTTGTATCATACAAAAACCTTTTAAAATCTAATCCAATACATGGAGGTACAGTATTATATAAGAAAGAAATATTTGATTTATTAAAAGGATTTGATGAAAGGTTACACCATTCTGAAGAATATGAATTTAATTTACGTTGTCTTTGGGCAGGATTTAAATTAGGTTATTGTGATGAAATACTTTATTATTATAGAAGGCATTCAAATACTAAGTCTGTTAAAATTAGATCTAATTTGTCTAAATTGGTCAAAGAATTAATGGATACTCATTTAAAAGAAAGGGATACCTATGCAAGATTATAATGTATTATTGGCTTTAAAAGTTGGTAAGGATTTTCATTTTAGTGATGTTGAATTATTATGTTTCCATTTGAAAAAACAATGGAAATCTAAAAAGTGTTTAAATATTTATTGTTTGTATGACAAGGTTAGTTCTATTATAAAATTAAAAGATTGTACACTTTTACCAATGTATAATAATGAATGGCCTGGTTGGTGGTGTAAGATGAATTTATTTGCTCCTCAATTAAAAAAATATAGACCTTTTTTGTTTTTTGATTTGGATACTGCTATTGTTGGGGATATTATTGATTTATTTCCAAATGAAGAGAATGAAAATAAACTTATAAATTTAATTGATTTTTATAAAGGTAGGAGTGTTTATGCTAATGGAGTTATGTGGGTACCAGCTAATAATGAAAAGGTAGAAAAAATATGGGATGTATGGGTAAAGAATCCAAAAGGTTATATGAAAACATATAAGAAAGGAGATATGTGGTTTATGAATGCTGTTGTACCTACTGATTTATTTTGGCAGGATCTTACTGATAAAATTAGCAGTTTTAAACCAAGGGTAGATAGAATGGTACAATATCTAAAAATTTTACCTGAAAATATTTCTGTTGTTTGTTTTCATGGTAAGCCTAGAATGAAGAAAGCAAAGGTAGAATGGGTGGTTGAATATGTGTATCATACCTAATTAAATTTAATATGATTAAAAATATAATGAATCAATTTTATGTAGATCAAGATTTTATTTGTAATTTTAGTCAATTTAAATGTATATTGGCAAAGTGTGATTATTAGATAATTGTTGTGATATGGTAAAGAGTAAGCTAAATATACCAGTTTTTGTTACCGGAATTGAACGTTCGGGTAGTTCACTTATCGCTCGCATTATTGAAATGTGTGGTGGATTTACAGGTGAAACAACTACAATGTGTGAAAATAAAAAAATAAAGCATCTTGTTAATACTTATTATGAAAATAGTTTATCTATAGATAATCGAGGACAATACCCTTTACCAGATTATTCACAAATGCCTATTCCATTTGATTGGAAAAATAAAGTTGAGGATATATTAATTGAAGAGGGTTATTCTGAAAAAGTAATTTGGATGTATAAAAGTGCAAGGATTGCTCAAATATGGCCTATTTGGGCTTTTGCATATCCTAATGCTAAATATATTATTGTTAGACGTAGAACAGGGGATGTTATTTCTTCTTGTTTGAAAACAGGATTTATGGATGCGTATGAGGATCCATCAATATTAGAGGCTATTAATGTTTTAGATGAAAGAAGTGGTTGGTTGTGGTGGGTACATGAACATGAAAAATTATTTGTGTCAATGATGGAAAAAGGATTAGACTGTAAGGTTATATGGCCTGAACGAATGTTAAATGGTAATTTTCAACAAATACATGAAATGTTACGTTGGTTGGATTTACCTTGGAAAACAGGAATTATATCATTATTAGAAAGTACATTAATTAAAACAAAATAATTATGGCTGTAAGAACGAATTATGCCGATGTGAATAGTATAATGGATGGTATGACCGTTACTGAGGCAGATGTTAATAAATATATAGCTGCAGCGAATACGATGGTAAATACCGTTTTGGGAACCACTGCTTCTGATTTATATACAGAAATAGAGAAATGGTTGGCAGGACACATGTTGGCTATTACAAGAGAACGGGTAGCGAAAATCGCGGAAGCTGGTACTGCTAAAATTGAGTATATAGGAAAATGGGGAGCGGGTTTACAATCCACTTCTTATGGTCAGATGGTTTTAGCATTAGATACATCAGGAACATTTATGAATTTGGAAAAGAAACCTGCTTTTTTGAGGGCGGTTCAAAGTTTTGACGCATGAGTAATATTATAGAAAAGGTTATTAGTAAGTTTGCAGTACAGACTGCTGTATATTGGGCCAATCCTGTGAATCCCGGGTATGGTACTAATACGTATGATGAGCCTGTTGAGATTGCTGTACGTTGGGATCAAATGACAAAACTAATTACTAATAGGAAAAGTGAAGAACTTATTTCCACTGGATTAATTTTAACTAATACTGAAGCAGAGGAGGATGAACTTGTATATCTTGGTACATTGGCTAGTTTACTTTTTTTAGGATTAGATATTGATTCAGGAGATACATATCCATTACCTGAAACAATACAAGGTGTTTTTAAGATAGTTACTAAAGAGAAAACACCAATGGTAATGTCAACAACTGATTTTGTACGTATGTATTATTTGAAACCAAATTGGGAACAGAAGGTATAATATTATGGCAGGTAGAGTTTACATAACAGGTTTTGCACAACTTAAAGCAAATTTAAGGAATGAGTTAGGTAATATGAAATTTGCTGGTATGGAGGGTATGACTGAAGCGGCTGATATGATTGGTAAAGCTATGGTAACTGAAATACCTACGATACCTAAAGATTTAGGGAATTTAAGGAAGAGTTGGTTTATAGTTAATTCTGCAGGTGTACGTCGAGGAAAAGGGGGTGGTTTTATAGGACCTGATGCAACTGAATTAAATGCAGCACATCAAGGAGCATTAGCAAAAGCTAAGACTGAAACTAAGTCAGCTTCTAATGTGAATGTATTAATGGGATTTAGTTCTCCATATGCTATATGGGTACATGAAATGCCTGTAAAAAATACTTGGAGTGAAGCTGGTTCAGGTCCTAAATTTTTTGAAAAGGCTTTAAAAGAAAAAAGAACTGAAATACTTAAGATAGTACAAAGGGCTTATTTATTAAAAGGTTTTGGTAAAACTGCTGCTAGAAAAGGTATGTCATATAGTAAAGAATTTAGATCACAACAATTTATATCACCAACATAAAGTAAAAAATTATGAATTCTGTTTGTGAGGACATAAAATGTTTATTAGTGGATGAAAGTTCATTAGGGTTAGTATTTGGTACTGATTTGTTTATAGCTAAAGAACCTCCTACACCTATAAATACTGTTACAATTTTTGCTGGTATGAGTACTGCTCCAATGTTAACTTTTACGAAAGGTGAAAATTATTATTATGATGCGGTACAGATACGTGTTAGGAATGCTAATTATATTACAGGAGATGCTTTGGCACAAGATATTAGGGATACTTTACACGGGATTGGGCAAGAAACTGTGAATAGTACTTTATATTCTGTTATTTACTGTTCTAACGGACCTGCTATGTTAGGATGGGATGATAATGGAAGGGCTATTATTATATTGAATTTTGAAATTCAACGTAGATAGCCTATGTATATTAATTTAAATTTGAAAAGGAGGTAAATTATGAATAGCAATGCTATTTCAGGTATGGGTGTCAAATTTTGGAGATGGACCACGGTGTGGACCTCCATTGCGGAAATTTCCGCAGTTGATGGACCTACCAAAACAAGAGAAACGATTGAGGTAACCGCCCTTGATTCAGTAGGTGGTTATCGAGAGCATATAGCGAGTTT